AACTTAGCCGTAAAATCGTCAATCTCTGAACTGCTTACTGCTTCACTATTTTCTGTGGTCTTGCGGGTTAATCCTTTATTCCACAATTGGAAGCTTAAGGCAGGTGCCAGTTCGCTAATGGTATAATGTATTAACGGATCGCGGATGTAGTCTTTTAGCAGGGTTACTTCGTCTGCAGTTAGATTATTGTTATCAATGCCATCCTGCAACCTTTCATATAAGGCAGTCCCTAACACCGGCAACAGATACATCTCTTGTACCGCCTTAATCTCAGGGATAATCATTTTGCTGTCTATATTCTTATGAACAGATGACCGCTCATAAATATTCTCCGGACTGATAAATATAATATCTCTCATGTTTTATTTTTTCTTCATTACGATATTGCTAACCCAATCATGACGGCATGACTTTGAACGGTCCCCATCCGGCATGGTCCACCATCCGCCACGCCTATCCCATACGCTATACCCCATCCTTCTCGACATGGTTTCAATTTCAGATCTTGACCATAACTTATCCATCTCCAAAAGTCTTGCGCAAAAATCTCTATTCCTGTCATCCTTAGGGCCTTCGTAAGAATAAAGAATCTTGAAATTTAACGTCTCAGGTTTCTTATCAGTCTGCGTCTTTAAAGGCTCTGTCAATGTTCTTTCAATCACATTATCCTGGCCTACCTTTGTAGTCTTTATAGATATACGACCTTCGCTGGATAATCTCTTTAAAATTTCTTTTACACTGTCAACCTCCAAATCTAATGTCTCAGCAATAACCTCAGGCGTTATTTTTTTATCTTTCCTTAATAAGTCCAGAACATTGGTTTCTATTTGAGTGACATCGGCAAATTGCTGATCTTTAGCAAAGACAAATTTCGACTGCTTTACAATCAAATAATCATTTTTCGGCTCACCACATTTTGAAAATTCAGCCAGTAATAATTCATCATTCTCATGGCTGCTGAACTCCATACCATTATCAATCGCAAGCATAGTATTGACTTCGTCATCATTCAACCCCAGACTGCTCTTTAATAACAATTTAGCTTGATCTTGACTGATCTCACCCTTCTCAAACTTCCTGATAATACGTGTTAAGCTCTGCCATTGCCGACCGCTCAAATTCTTTAAATTCTCATTAACCGCCATCGGTTGCGATTGTGGTGCAACGCCGTCAGGCTGTGCAATCTCAGGGTATAAGCTCGCATCAATTCCGATCTTTTCCAATAGCCATTTTTTAGGAGCGATCTGTAATAAAGTCTGCTCACTAAATTCAAAGCCTATCGGCTCAACCGGTATTATCTTATGGTCCTGCCCTGTGATCTCTTTAAATAACAATTCTAAGGCCTGCTGCTTGTCATTTACATAAGTTGACTTCATGATCTCATAAGCATCACGGATCTCACTACGGCCGCCCAATTGCCCTTCCACGCGAATACCAAACAACATAGGACTAACTACCTGATGACCGCAAAATATCTCTTGCTGAACGCTTTTAGAAAGTATGTCGAAATGCTTATCCAGTTCGGTACTGCTAAGATCATCCAATTGAGGCCGCTTCGCCGGATCTTTACCAAAGTTCAAAACAATGTTACCAGCATTCTCACTCCCCGTAAACTTACTTTTGAAACCCTTTTCAATCTCGCGTTTCTCCTCTTCAGTAGGGATACCTTCAAAGAAGCTGATCATTTTTGAAGCAAACATACCATTTGTGATTGTACTTAAATGGTATTTACTAATCTCTATATCGGTCTGAATGGCATTAAGCGCACCCATATAACCCGGATAAGAATAAGTCTCGACACCGGGCCTATATTCTTTATAATAAAGTATTTGAGTCTGATTGCGTAATAACTTAACGTCCAACTTAGGATCGTAAGCCGCGAACACCTTCGGCTCATCATTCTTTTTGTAGCTTTCCCAATCCTTAACATAGAACTGAGTATTATCCTTACTGCTTCTGACCTTATGATAAGGCACATGATAAAAAGCGCCAATCTTTCCAATCTCGTTATATTGAATCTCCAAATAACAACCACCAAACACCTCAATATCCAAACATGCTTTTTTAAGTATTTCATTGCAGTTCTCATAAGGGTTAGCCTGTATCACATGGTCAAAACCTTTGCCGGTAATATAGTTCACCTTACCCAACACGATGCCGTTATGTTTGCTGCTTTTATTAAACATATTAAGCAGCATATTTGGGAACTTATTATCTTCTCCAAATAATACCCATCCCTTATTAGGCACTTCCTTCATTACCGGAACTTTCACATCGGCAAACTTTATAAAAGATACACTATGTCGCATCATAAACTTTAAATGTTGTTGGATTATCGTATTTAGTTGTTGTCACATCCTGACCATCGGATAAGAACATTAAACCAGTCTCAACAATAGCGCCGGCATTCGCCTCCACTAAATTTGAAGAGCTAACCTGCTCATATATCGTATAGGTAAACCATCCCTCTTCCTTTGTTGCAAAGTAAGTATTAACAACAATGTCAAACTCATTAAACCGATCTTTATATAAACTTTGATCGGCTGAATTTACAAGTACAAACTTTACCTTCTCGTTCGTTGATCGCGATTGAAAAACACAGAGGAAGTTAGCATCCAATATGGTCTGCTTCTCCTTTAATGTCAGATAAATTGTATCCGTAGTGCCTTTGGTAAACTTTATCATTCTTTAATAAATACCATTAAATAAAAACGCCCGCCTATTTAAGGCAGGCGCTTAACCATTAATCATCTAAACTTAACCAGGCGTTTGTAAAGCATTGGCAATAGAGCTATTAACTTCATAAAGTTGATCCGGCTCTTTACCTACAAATACAAGACTATATCCGGAACGATCACCGAAAGCTGTACCGCTTCCGCTTGTAGATCCTGACATATCCAAACCTCTTTCTTTACCTAACATCCAATACTTGTTATTATTATCCTTAACAACTGCAATAAGAATGTTTTGAGCTAATAATTTAAGCTCCGTATTGATGGAAGCTGAAAGCTTGTTAACTACGATTGTTAAGTTTTGCTCAAAGAACAAAGTACCATTTTCTGTTGATACTGTTGGATTGTGAGTAAATGAGCCGGTCTCTTTTGGAAGTTCATACTTCCAGAATCTTTTTCCGGATGCTTTAGTTAGTCCGGTTACTACACCTGAAGCACTTGCCATTGAGCTGACATTAGCCAATTCAATAAAGTAAACTTCGGTAATACCGCCGGCTGAATCTTTACAATCTAAACTATATCCTTGTGTTAATGCGCAGGGCATATTTATCTATTTTAAAAAGGGCGGCTATTGACCGCCCTCGTTATTAATTAATTACGCTTCGAACTTAACGATCTCGTCAGGGAATGCGAACTGAATCCCGATTTTGAAAGATGCGCTGAACTTAACGTTCCTGTCATCCTGAGAATACCACATCTCAAAGTTGTCCTCTTCACCTTGAAGGTCAACACCCATGAAGATGTTTGACATTCTGAATGCATAGATGTCATTAGTACCATTCAATCCATGTACAGGGATTACCTTGTAAGATGTACCGGGAACGATGAACTCAGATGAAGGAGCATTACCATTGCTTCCGGGATTGTAGTGATACAAGTTCAGATCAACATACTTCTGGATAAGCAGATTGTAAACATCCCATCCTACGAAGATGCGAACATCAGTCTTGCCTTTTACTCCATTAGGAAGAGCATTGATAACTGCAAGCACAGACTTCTGAGCTTTATCCATTGTATCAATTGCAGTAATAGGAGCGCCGGTACCGTAGAAGCCAGTTACGTTAGCATTTACGACACTACCGCCAGCATCAGCAACTAATTGGCGGATACCTTTAAACTTATTCAAAAGACCATTAGATCCACCAAACCCGCTACCTGTTGCGGTCCAAATAGCAACCTCCAAAGCTTCTGCAATCTTACCAGCTTTGCGGCTTGTATATTCTTGAGCGAAGATCATGCTGTCATAGTTAGATCCAGCAGGCAGTGCCTTTTGTAAATAGTAAGCTTCCAGATCTTTAGGGCAAAGGATCTCTTGTGTTTTAACTTTACCAACTGTCAAAGTACGCTGAGTGAACTCAGTTGTGCCAGAAGCAGAAAACCCGCAAGAGCTGTCATCTTGGAAGAATACATCGGTATCCATGCGGTTAACGGTCTGAGAAGATTTCACACCTGTCATTACGTTACCTTCGGAAAGGATAAGCTGTTGAGTACGTGCCTCAAACAGCGAAGCAGTTACGAGCTGCTGCTCGTTTTGTTCTGTGTAAGCCGTAAGGC